CACCGGAGTATCCGTCACAGCCAGTGGCAAGCTCAATGTAACTGCGCCAGGGCCTGCGTTCACACCAGAAACAAGACCGTTCAAGCTTCCGGTAAGATTGATGCCAGTACCGTCGCCTACGATGCCAACCACCGAAACAACCGTTCCACTGGCAAATTTAATAATGGATCCTTGGCTGATATATTCTAAAAAGCTGTTTCCCGGAGCATAATTACCGACTTGTACCGCAGTTGATCCAATGTAAAATGCACCCGTGCAACTTTTTGTCGAACTGGTAATGGTATTCCATGCATATCCTGGTGGAACAGCAACCCTGGGATAGTTGTAGTAATAGAAATCCTCTAGTTCGGTAGCAGCCAACTGCTGACCCAAGCTGCCATTTACCAATGGTTGTATTTGTGTGTTGACGATTACAGTAAGATTTATACCTGGTGTGTTTTGTATCAACGCGGTGCTGAGATCATTTTCACTGTAGAAAATTCCGTCCGTGCACACCACATTTAGGCTATTGTAGCTACCTGTTGGATCGTTTATATCCAAATATCGACTTTGTCCACTGTAATAACGATTAACGGCCTTGACCTTTAGGGCTGCCGCATTGCTTAATGGAAAAAGATTGTAATCCTCGCCATTGACCATCCTGTCCTGGGTGTAATAGGTTTGTGGAGCATTTAGGGCGATTTGGTCGTTGGTTTCACCTGCTTGTGCGTTGGTTACCGTATATTGTAGATTGGTAGTAAAGGCTACGTTCCAGATGTTGTTGAGATTGTCGGCATAGCTAAAAGCAAAAGTTTGATTGGTAATGTCCGCAGGCGTGATTTGATATGTAAGGTCGTTGCTTACCCTGTACCAAACACGAATAACACCGAGCGGAACATTACCAAATGTACCATCGGCAAATCTAATGCTTATCTGGTCGTTGCCTGCAACATTCCGGCTGATCACGGCAAAAATGTCACGGACATTATTTGCAAGACTGTTATAGATGATGTTGAAACCTACAACGGCAGGCACCTGCGTCCACTGTGTGGTTACGAGCCCGGTGCTGCTGATGTTTTGCACCCAAACATCAGTTTGATTTACGTTATCTGCATTTACATCTATTATACGGTTGGCTATTGGTTGATCACACTGATAGTCCTGGTATTGCATGGTTCCTTGCTTGAAGTAAAAGAAGAATCCTGTGTTTGGACTTGCAAAGCCATTGCCATCGTTTTGATAGATTATGTTCCAGCTGTTTAATGGGTTGGGATTAACCTCATAAAAACTTCCGGCATTCAATAGATTGTATGACGTACCATTGTTGAAACCGGCGTTAACAAGCTCAAAGTTTAGGCTGTTGCCGCTCACGTTTGCCGTGAATGGAATAACGCTTGTCGGTATGCTGGTGTTGTTCATCTCATATAATTGTGTGTTTATTCCGTTTACAGTGCCAGACTGGGCTGGGTTACCAAATGTATTTGTGCTATTGAGTGTAGCATTTAACACAATTATGAATTGTTCATACCAATTTGGATTGTTTAAATCATTCCAGTTGATTTGTACGTTTTGTAAGCTGTTACCATCAGGATCTACCACGGGCTGATCGGTTATTATGCTGGTAATTTGCAGTAGCCCACTGGCCGGGATGCTACGCTGTGGCTGATAGCTAAGCATACGTGCCAAGCGGAAGATGCTGTCACGACGGGTGGCAGTTTCGATAAAGTTTTCTCTTGTGTTAAGGTCCATCCTGAACGCAATGCTTTGGCCAAGATATGCCAGTAGATCTATAAGCGCAACAAACTCTGAACTTTCAATCCAATCGTTGAAATCTTCCGGATAGTTAAGCCGGATATAGTTAATCATTGCAGTACGAATCGTGGGGAAATCGTACGCATTGAAGTTTACCTGTGTAAAGGCTGTGTATATTACCTGCCAATCTTGCGCGGCAAATAATTGGCTCTGTCTGACTTGTTGCGTGGTGGCCATACGTTATTCCCTGTTTAACCCAATGCGGCGCTTCTGTTATCAAAATCTATCTGAAATGTACCAATTGCATTCCATGGAACATAGTAAAGTTGCATTTGAATGCGCACACCAAATTGTTGCTGTTGTACATTGATAGACTGCAACTGAACCCTAGGATCATTGTTTATTACCTGTTGGGCTTCGTAGACGATCAAATCCCTAACCTGATCAATGGGCTCAAACAGGTAATCCCAACCACCAAATCCATAGCCAGGCATCATCAATCTTTCGTTCTTCTTGGTGTAAAAAACATTAAGAAGATCCTGGTTTACAAGATTGATATCGGCCAGCTGCACGCTGCCAAACGTATTGACCGTGGTATATCCAACAAATAATTTTTTGCTAGTTAAGGTTGCCATGTAGGTATTTATGCGAGCTAAACCTGGTATTTTACGTCAATTGGCATTGCATTCAAATTGATAAGCATTATACTACATTGCAGTTCGCAAAGAAAAGACAAAAAGGATTAACTATGACCAGCTCACCAACGGTACAAGATGTGGTATATCAATACTTAAATGATACGCTAGAAAATGTGATACCTGAACCGCATCTTTTATGGGTCGACGATTTGGGCTTTGATAGTCTCGATACAATTGAAATGACTATCTATATCGAAGAACAGCTGGACATTAGGATTGACGATGACAGCATGGTATTAAAGGCCAATACCGTTGGCGAGTTGATAACAGCCATTAAGAACGCCTACAACCTTGATTAATGAATCAGAGATAATAGAAGAATTAGCCAAAACCATTTATGGCGATTCTTATACCCAGTATGGGACTTGCAGTGCCGAGCATTGGAAAAAAACCAGCGAAACACAGCGAGAAATGTGCAGGAGCCAGGCGCGTGCAGCTCTTGACTTGTTGAAATCTCGCAATCTTCTTAGGGTATTTTAAATTGGTTGACGTTTGCTGTTGATGTGTTAGTATCACGTATACATGAAACAGGAGCAGCAAATGGAAAACTGGCACGTAGATCCTTTTGCAACCACGACGGCCGAAGCACTGATTTGCAGCTTAGCAGGTGTTTGCAATGGTGCAAGCACCTGGGATGGCAGCGGGTTTAGCAAGCTCGATGCCAGCTTTGGGCATAGTTTGGCCGACAAAGCCGCAAACTCCAGACCTTGGACCACAAAGCAAGCGCTGGCCGCATTGAAACTGGTGAGAAAATATCGTAAGCAGCTAGGCGGTGACGATTTCATCAATAAGTGGCTTGAAACTCCGGTTTTCAAGATGACCCCTGCGGATCAGGCTTTTACCAAAGCTACCGACCATCCAAACTCCCGCAAACTTTATAGCCAAGATCAGAATGCGATCTTTACCTTTGTATATGATGCAGATCTTGTATCGGCTATCAAAACCACGCTAAAAGGAGAACATAAATCCAAACGGTTCTGGGCCAGCTGGGATCCAATTGCCAAGTCGTGGTCCGTACCTGTAAACGAAACCAGCATTTGGAATATCATGGAGTTGGCGGAACGCTTTGATTTCGAAATTGAGCCACGATTTGTCGACTACTTTGATAAAGTAAAAGAAAAGACCGCCGAGAGCCGAACAATGCTGGCCGTAAATGACGGTCGGCATATTGTGCTGGTGGACGATACGATCATGATCTCTGTTAATAATGCAGCCATCCTTGAGGAATTTGAAAATGAACTGGGAATCAGTTGAGACCGACACAGACTTCAAACTAATGCTCGCCAAAGAATTTATTGAATCAGATATTGTCCATGGACAATGGTTTGATGATGGCCGGCGTTGGTGCTGTATATGCCAGACCACAAGGTTCATGTGCGAACCAGTTGCCGAGGATGTTTGGGCTGATAAAACATGCCCAGAATGCACGGGCTTATGGCCGGAATTTGTGGAAATGGTGATAAACAATTTGATTGATGATGATGAATTTGATTCTACAATGACCCATATCACATTGAATTAAAAGATACAAATTGCTAAATACCCGCATGTCAAATGTATGGATATTGAGCAAAAAAACCACAGAAGAGTATGAAAACCAACGATTGGTTGACTCATTTGTCCAGCAAGGAATAGATCCTTTACTGGTGCATCCTGACATGCTCGATTTAATTGTTAACAAGCGGGATTTGGCAAATATATGGTTTGTAAATGAAGCGGCTAATTTACCAGATGCTGTTTTGGTTAGAACCGGCAGTGGTTCTAACTATTTTGCTCTTGCTGCTATGCGACAGCTGGAAAATTTAGGTATACCTGTTATTAACAGCAGCGTCAGCATAAATCGTGTCAAAGACAAGCTTGAAACCAGCCAATTACTGGCCAAACACGGCATACCAATACCCAAAACCATGTTGGTAAGGTGGCCCATTAATGAGCAGCTGGTTGACAATGAAATTGGTTGGCCGTGTGTGGTTAAGGT